GTTCGTAGTAATGTAGTTCTCGATTCCACCCAACGTCCTGATTGTATGCAACGTGCCGTTAGCAGTAGAAGGCTTCCCATACAAGAAAGCTCTTTCCAGGTCTCGCATTAGTTCGATACCTTTCTTCTTTCTCTGATATGGTCGGTCAGCACCGCCGTACAGCTCGACATTGGCATAAGTCTTCGTAATTTCCACTGATTTGCGGAAAATCTGCAAATAGTTGGATTGTAACGTAGGCTGTGTGCTAACGGTCGAAAGTGCTGTATTTGCCGAACCTTCCTCAAAGGCAGAGCCGATGATGACGATATCAGCAGAGGCAGCCGCATTAGCCGCTGTCGATCCTGCATAACCTCTGGTCGCTGTTAATGCATCAGCCAAGCCAGCAACTCTAGTAATCAACATAATCTCGCCCGTGCTAGGCACTTTGACAAGGTCGTTGACGTTGAAGTAGTGGTCTGTACCGATAGACACATACAACGTAGCAGAAGATGCGCAAGTCGCAGACGCTAATGTAGTCCAAGATGGGTTAAGGACATCCTCCATCCACTGTATGTTGGTATTGATTGCGACTCTTTTATTTAACTTAGAAACTAACACGTACAAAGGTGCCGCATTAGGCTCCAGCAAATAAATCTTGTCGGCCATATCAACAACAGCTCGGTTGGAAAGATCCCAACGTCCACTGGTTCCACCAGCAATCATAGTTGTTGTTGCCATTCGCTAAAACACCCCCTTTTATTTAAGGTCTTTTAAGAAATCCGCAGCCCTCGAACCAGCAGCCATCATCTCATCAAAGATTTGATCTTCTGCTGTCTTAGGTTTCACCGTCGCGGTCGGTGTGACTTTTTCAGCCGGAGTGGTAGTACTTCCACCCAATGTTCCCTGTGCAGCTCGACGCTTTCTAGCTTCCTCTAAAAGTGCCGATTTGGCTTTCTCTAACATCCTTTGCTCAAGAGCCGCTATCTGATCCTCAGTAATTGTAACTGGGGCAGGTGTCTGCGTTGTCGCAGGAGTGCTCGCGGGCGCGGGCGTTGTGGAAATGCCCATAGCCGATTTCATATCGTCAAGTCGTTTAGCGTAACGCTGTTTCGCCATCTCAAAAACTATTGGCAGATTACCTGGATTTTGATCCAGATCGGGCCGCATTTTGAGGATAGCTAACATGTCTTCCCGATAATTATCGAAGTCAGCATGCTGTGCTTTAAATTCATTAACGAATCTCTGTCGTTCCATTGCCGTATGGTACTGGACGATAGCGGCAGCAGCAATTCTGGCCGCAACTTTAGAAGTTGCTTCTTTAGGCTTATCAAAAAACATAGAATCTTCCACGTCATCTTCAGGCAACTGTTGAACAGGTGCTTGGGAAGCGACGGGCGCGGGTGGTACTGTCACCTCTGAGGTTCTAGCCTTCTCGGATAACGTCTTTACGATGTTATTCAAGTTAGCCATCTCGTCCTTTTGTTTCTTGAGTTCTGCCTCAAGCTCTGAATAACTCTTTCCCCATTTAGTCAGGGATGAGTTTACATCTCTATCTCTAAACTTCTCAGGGATCGCATCTAGAGATATCGGTTGTTCCGTTACTGTTCCTGCGGGGGTTGCAGGGGTTGCAGTAGGAGCCGAAGGGTTCTGAGCGGGTGTCGGCTCAACGACAGGCTGTTGTGTTGCATCGACAACGGTTGCAGGCGTGTCTGGCGCAAACAGCGCTTCTAAATCTTCCATACTTTTGAGACCTTCCTGGGAATTTAATACATCCCTAGCAAGTTCTTCTAAACTTTTCTTTGCCATAATATCCTCCCTTATTTCTTATACAAGGCTCTGAGCTGTTTAGCAGCGTCATTACCTTCTTTTATTCTTCCCTCTACATGACTAATCAATTCTTCGAGTTCTTTTAAGGCTCCCCAGATTTCATGGCGTTCCTGGGTTGTTTTAGTCTTTAAGAACCTATCTAATGATTTACGAGGGGTGATAAATTCACTCAATAATAACTTCCAGCCGCGACTTTCCTTTAACAAGGAGTAAGCGGCTCCCTTATCCGTTTTATCTGCAAGGTTGGGTTCGTCTTGCCATATTAAGGGCTCACTAGGAACTTCCCATTGCAACAACAGGTCTTTCCTGTCCATAAAAACTCCTTACTTTAAACTACGGTTTCGACTTTGATTTACTGGCACTCCTAGTCCAGTTAAATCGTGGTCAGGATGATGGATATCCACCCTATCACCCTTGTGAACTTTGCCCTTCTTCAAGGCATCTCGCCTGGCCTTATTGCGCAAAGCCCGACGATGTTTTTGTTCCTCACTGGCTTCATATTCTAAATCATATTTGTAGTCATCATGTCGTTTTGGCATATCTATTCCTTACATTGCGTTGGCTGCCTGTTCAGGCGCACCAGCTCCACCGCCCTTAATTAACCCCCCTCCAGCGATACGTGCCAATTGAGACATCTGTTCGGTGGGTGTCTGAAATTTATTTCCAGGTTGAGGAGGCGCAGGTGGCTGAGGTGGTTGTGGGCCTCCACTCTGTTGCCCTCCAGCCCCTGGCTGTGGGCCTCCTGCTCCTGGCATCATTGGGGAGGGAGGCGGTAATGGTTGTAATAATTCATCTTCATTTTTCAGATCCAATACATCAAAAACCATCTTGCGCAATGCAACCTGGTTGATCAGTGGATCTTGATTAAATAACTTGTATGCTTGCATTATCTGCTGGATTCTTACTTCCTTAATAGCCGTTGTGGACGATCCCATAGGTTGGAAATTGTACTGCTTTAATACAGTATCAATATCCTGAGCATAGAGTTCGTCGGCATTTAACTTCATATAGTCGTTAGGTCCAAGAATCTTAACCAAATCTTCTTTTGGCAGGAACTGATAATCCAACCACAAGAACATCTTGGCGATGTGTCGAATGACTGTAAACTCCAACATCTTCACAACGGTATCAAATCTAACGTTTGCGGCCTGTTGAAGTCGAACAATTCCTGTTGCCGTTTCTTTTCGCGGAGGCAGGGCTCCTCGTGAGTATTCATATTCTCCTACCGCGTTATCAATATCTCTCTTGATGATTTCCTCTTCCATATAGGCTGACTTCGTGATATCACGCGTGTCTAATGGTTGAATGGCGGTTACATCATTAGTTAGGATAACGTTTCCTGGATACGATGTTAGTTGGTCAAAGTTAATATCTGCATACTTATTGGCGATGAACATCCTGTTGATAATGAGGTTGACGTTGTCCATTCTCTGGTTTCTAACAGTATTCAATTCTTCTTGCAGAACTTCTGATACTTCAGGAATTCCAATTCCATACAGTTCGTGCTGTACTGGGATATATCGAGCCATAATAAATGGGAGTAGCCCACCGAAGGGATTGTCCTCTTCTTTTAGGACGACCTTCCGAGCTCCAATTGTATAAATTTTATCCATATCCCAGTATTCCAATATCTCTACGACTTTCCTATTTGCGTCATAGCCATACTCATCTAAGATACCGATATCGGTCAATCTTTCCCGTTTATATGAATCAACATTAATCATAGACTCAATATAATCTTTAACTTCCTTAACATTCTTGTAGAAACCCTGCTTCGCATATCTTTCAAGTTCATCATAATCCATATAGGATAATTGGATTATATACTTCATCCTACGAATTGACTTGGCTCTAAAATCGGGGAAAATATGGAATAAGTCAATTGGCTCTAAATCAATGTAGTTAAAAGTAGCTAATTCATCGTCGTTAAAGCGAGGAATAACCTTCATAAAGGATGTGCCATAAACTGCACATTCCTTAAAGAATTCAAGTATTTTCGTGAAGAACTCTAACTGCTCCTCATCTAACTGGTATTCCAATAGACGTTCCATCAACTTAGCCAACGTAGCACTGGACCCTTTCCGTGGTTGCACGGAAATGATTGGTCGTGTGTTAAAGATGGTACCCAACATCTTGGGGACAACACTCTCTACAATAGAGAAAATGTATGGAACGAAAATGTTGCTTTTATAGGGATATACAGTTTTATCCCGATAACTACGATATAATTTATAAAACTTCTTCCAACGATCCTCATATGGCTGTCGCCATCTTTTAGTACTTTCAAAGAGTTCGGCTATATAGGATGCCGGATCAGTATCAATCTGTCGGGCCATAATCTACCACCTTATTCTACGTCAGAGAATCCAAACTTCTCCCATTTCATCCTGAAACGCTCTTTCTTGCCTTCAGCTGGTGATTTAACTTCTGGATGTGGGGAGGGTTCTGATTTAGTCATTTCCTCATTGGACTTATTCAATGCTTTAATTTCTTCCCATGTACGCTGGTCTTTTTCCTTT